GACCAAATCTTTTACCTTTAGAAAAGTTTTTAATTTCTTGTCCTGTTGCATACTTACGTATCATTTTTCCCTTCTTAGCGTAAGGGGCTGCCTTATAATTATAAGGATTCCCTGCTACCTGAGTGTTATTTCCATAAGCTTGAAAATTCCATTGATGACCAAAGCTTTTATCTGCTGTGGGAGAGGAAATAAGAGATTGAGTATTCAATGTTACATTTGCTATACCGTCTCCTCCTTGATGTGATCTATCTATAGATGTTCTTGGTTTGACATACGCATCTTCCATTGCCGCTGTCTTCTCTGTTAAAGTTGGTTCTACAGCTTTGTGTTGAAAAACCTTTTGACCAATCCATTTCGCTGCCGTTGTCACAGGATGTTTTATTGCACTATATAGTGTTGCGGCTTTTTTTACTCCATTACCGCTAGTAGTTTTAGTTTTAGTTCCATTACCAGAAGATTTCTGGCCATTGCCACCACCATAAGTACCTTTAGGTGCTTTTCCCGCATCAAAAGATGCTTTGCTTGATGCCCCGTAGGCCGAATCCCATTCTGGCATTATTTTTTCCTCTTCATTGCTTTAGTTCTACGATCTTCAGCTGTTCTTTTCATTTTTTCCACTCCGAGTTTTGCGCCTGCAATATCTCGAGTCATATCCATCTTCTCTCTAGTCAACATTTCGTTTTGTGCCATTTTTTCGTCTGCAATTCTAATTCTTTCTTTTGCTTGATCCTCATTTTCTTCTAATTTCATTTTATCAACATCTGTTTTTTCTTCAAACTGAGAATCTTTCATTTCCATATCTTGGAAGCTTTCGGTTGCTTTTCTTTGCATATCCATTGCTCTAAGATCCAATTCTCTTTCTTTCAAAGCGACTAATGGATCTTTTTGTTTACCCATTTGTTCATTTTTAACTAATTGAGCTGTTATTTCAGCACAACGCTGTGCAATCATCGCATCAATTTTAATTTGAGCTCCTTCAGGGTCTTGTTGAAGCTGTTGTTTTAATTCTGGACTGGCATCAATCATTGCACCCACTTCGCCTTGCGCTTGAAGACTCACGTGTTCTGAAACGTGTCCTTGAAGTAGTGCATAGACCATTGGGTTCACTTGAACCATTCGGGATGCCATAAAAGTGGTATGAGAAGAAATATGAGCTTGATGATCTTGTTCTGGAAACGCTTTTGGAAGTTTCATTTGTAGTCCTTCCATATTTTCAATCGCTGGATCCTTTGGAACAATCGGTGGCTCTGGTTTTAACACTTTATCGATGTCTCGTGTGCCGAGAGCGGCATAAACACGTCTATAAGCTTCACGAAGATTATGCATATTGGGATTGGACATCGCAATTTTCAAATTTTCGCTCGCTAGCGTTACTCTTTGACTTAAACTGTAAATATTAGGGTCTGCAACGGGAATAACATCAACTCGACCATCAAAATCCTTTTGTTTTACCATTTGATCAGCCCCATAAACCGAATAAGGGTAAACAGGGGGTAAAAATGTGGCAAAAACGCTTGAAATAAGTCTAAATTCGTTACGCATTGCATAGTAACAACGTTTATGAATGGCTGTCATGACTCTCGAACCACGTTCCAAGAGTGCAACAGTCGTTCCAACGGCTCTATTTTGCGTATCGGTGCCTGTTGCCATATCTGTAATCGATGCAAAACGTTGTCCTGCTTGAACTACAAAACCCATTAAGTTAAATAACGTTACCGAAGGTTCTTTAAAAGGTAACATTTGAAATTGATCTTTAATATTTCCTCCAGGAGCGTCCACATCTCTAAATTCTCCAGGTTGAAAAGGTTGATCATCATCTCTAATTCGAATTCCTCTTGATTTAAAACCTGCGGGTAGGTTACTTAGTGTTCCTGCATCTAAAAGTTGTCTTAAAGCTGTTGTTGCTGTTCTAGATAATCCACCAATCATGTGAATTAAACCAAAACCATAAAAACCTAGACCTGGTAAAAATTTGTAATGAATAAAATATTCTTTTCGTTTGTGGGTAGGGTCATCAGGTTCATAATTACGATAAATGGATAATATTTCACTTGAACCTTCATCGACAGTAACAATATAAGGAATTTTAACTTCTTTCGGTGGATTTTCCATTGTGAATTCTTCTAAATTTAAATCCACATGCATTTCTAAAATATTAAAATTACTTTGTCGATCCGCTGTTGGAACAATACCTTCAAGTTGTTCATATTTTTTCTTAATATCACTTTGTCCAACATTAACGGGTTTCAATTCAATGTCTCGATAAAAACCTGTCTTTTGTTTTTTAAGGACTTCGTTTTCACTCATTGAAATTTTGTGGGTAATGCGTTCGCAATCTAATAAATCGGTTGCATAGTAGGGAACGACTAAATCTTCTGCGGGAACGAATTTAGAAACTGCCCGTTCCATAATCGCATCATAATAAATTTTTTTAAAAGAGGATCCTGCTAAGGGTAGATAAAAAAGCATTTGATCCATTTCTGGAGTGTACTCTTCCATTTTATCCATAAGCATATAGTTCATAAAATCTTGAACACGATCTGCTTGTTGTTGTTTTTCTTGAGTTTCGTTTCCTATCACTTTGCAACGGACAGGTCCATCGGAAGGAAGAAGTTCTTTGTAAGCTTGTGCTTGAAATTGGGTAACGGCTTCGGCTAATAAGGGATGGGTAACATTAGCTGCACCTCGAAAGGGGCGGGTCATCTCTGTATATTTAAATCCTAATAGATCTAAACCTTGAGTATAACCCTGCTCCCAGTCTTTTCTTGAGATTTTGTCTCTTCGATATTCGTCGACTAATTTTGACGCCATTCGTTGAAGAACACGATGATCTAGATCCTCGGCCAGGTTAG